AATAGCTACATCTTGTATACCAGTACCGTACATCTCATTATGTGCTATAGCATATGCACATCCTTGAATATAATAATCAGTAATTTGTTTATTACTTTTCTTTTTCTTTGAAGTTTTAAAATCAATAATAGTAGGTTTTCCTCTCCATATACCTACCATATCAGTTCTACCTGCATACTTATATTTATTAGACCATAGAACTTGTTCTTGTCCCCAAATTTCTTCCACACCTTTTTCAGTAGCACGAATCAAGTCACGACTCATTTGTATAACATCTACAGCTTCTTTATATAAATCATCCCATACATCTTCACCATTAAAATGGCGTTCAGCATATTCATGTATTAAAGTTCCTCTATCAGTAGCTACTTTAGATACACGAGCAGCTTCTGCTTCACCTACTCGTTCTTTCCACTTCAAAAGCCATGTTTGATCAGAAGTTTTTCCTAATATAGTAGTTATACTTGGGTAAGACCCATCAGGCGTGTGATAGGTTCTACCTGTAGGTAAAGTATCAGTAGCACAATCCGTCGTGTATTTGTATTTCTTTAAAGTCGTCCACGGTATTGACAATAGGTTTTCCTTTACTATTTAAACTTGTATTTATTAATATAGAGTGCCCACTTTGTCTCAGCATATCCAATACAGACCACAAAAAAGTATTGGAGTTCCTATCAATAATCTGAAGTCTCGCAGAATTATCATAAGTATTAAATGGTCCTGATTTAATCTTAGCTATATGTAACATGTAAGGACAGGCTTTAGTTATATGAAACCATTTATCAGCTTCTTCTTTTTGGCATATAGGAGCATAAGGTCTCCAAGAATCTTTATCTCTATCTTTTATTATATTTAGTTTTTTTATATTAGCATCAGTAGGCAAACATAGCAAGCTACGATTTCCAAGGGCTCGTGGTCCAAACTCAGCTTGCCCTTCTATTACTGCAACTATTTCGTTGTTTATAATTTTTTTAGCATATTCTTCAGGAGCCATCTGTCTACTGGATCTAATACCTAAATAAGGAGTAAATGTAATAGGTCGTTCTATTAGAGCAGCAGCTCCTAAAGCACAACCCGCATCTCCAGCTGCGGGTTGGATAGCTATATCATCAAATTTAGTCCATTTTATAATCTCAGTATTAGCTACACAATTTAAAGCTAATCCTCCTGCATAGGCAAGTTTAGTCATACCTGTTTCTTGTTGTAACCAATCAGCCATATTAGTAATAATTCTTTGAGTAACATTTTGAACAGAAGCTGCTATATCCCAATCTAAAGTACCGTAGCCCATACCACGCTCTAAGTCTTGTAATACCGTATATCCTCCCTCATAATCATAGTGTAAAATATTATCTCTAATATACTTAGACCATTTAGGTGTACCATAAGCTGCAGCAGCCATTACTTGTGATTCATCGGATAAAGGTTGTAATCCTAAAAATCTCGTAGCTGCACTATAAAATAATCCTAAAGAATTGGGATAGCGCATACGTCTTAGCCAAGTAAACTTACCTTTAGAATATATCCCTAATGAAGTAGAAAATTTACCTCCTACAGTATCTATAACCATTACTGCACACTCATCCCAGTCTGTTGTGATTATAGAACTCATAGCATGTGATTCGTGATGATCTACCAATACAGGTTTGGCTTTTGATATATTTCTTATATCTCTTTTAAATCTTTTATAAGTTTCTTGTTCATAGAATACAGCATAATCAAAATCTTCATAAGCATTTTTTAACCAGTTGATTGTGTGTAATGGAAAACTTTTATCATATTTAATACGAGAAAAACGCTCTTCTTGAGAAGCCCCAAGTATTACATTATCTTTTATATTTGCTGCAGCACTATCGTGATGATAGCAACTTACTCCTAGTATGTTCATCAAAGTACCTTTTAAATATCGAAGTTAAATCTGCTTTAGTTTTAGTAGAATAATTAGGAGTATCTATAAAATCTACAAATGCCCATCTATAATTATCTACTAAAGGTTGTATTCTATGTACCATAAAACAAGGAAATAATACTGTTTTTCCTGGCTTAGGATATATTCTTGCTATTATATTATCAGGTTCGGGAGCAGAAAAATCTGTTTCTTGTACTCTTGTACCTTCAGGATTCCAACTACCTAATTCAAAAGGTTTACCTTCTGTAAGATAAATCATATGAGTCCAGAAACGGCCAGGACGTGAAGTAGTTAATCGTTTTTGTGCAAAGTCTAAGTTATCAAAATGCCACTCATAACCTTCCCCAGGTTTTAATAGTATCGCAGGTTTTCCTGCAAAATCACATTTCCATTGGTGTGCATGCTTTATATAGTTAGCCATACAATATTTTACTATTTTATTAGCTTTTTTAGCTATCTCTTCAGAAAATCCGATCTCAACTGCGTCTGACCACTCTTCTGCAATGTAATCTTCCATCTTTCTTGTACCTCCGATGCTAATCTAATAGCAAAATGATTGTGTCCGTATTGATTTATATGACCTTCTCCATCAGCAAATTCATCTGTTAAGTCTCTTAAGTAATATTCCCACACACAAGGATGATCTTTTATCATAGGCTGATCTATGATATTTGGACGATATATAGGAATTAACATTAAGTTTTCTACATTTGCTTCACCTAATACTGCTTTTACAAATAAAGAATTAGTTCTATTATACCAAGCCATACGTGTAATTTTTTTAAACCAAATATCTTGTACTAATTTACCCCACACATCATTCTCACTTCCCCATCCATAAGGAAGTAAATATTCACCATTAGCTCTAGGATCTGCTCTATGATGATGTCCTATTAGCCAAATAACTTTATAACGATTGACAAGATTATTATTTATGATATACTCAGCTTGAGCATCTAAAGTTATTCCTAATTTTTCCCAACGATTTTTAAGACCTAATTGGTCAAAGGCAGGAATAGGTGCTTTATCACTTGGTATTGACCAAGAGTTCCCTACTACAAAGATTTCATTATTTATGTTCATTATTGCCTGCGGAGATAGTTTTACAAAAGGAGAAGGACTTGAGAAACAAACTCAAGCATATCCTTATTTATTAAGTAAGAGTATTACTAATTTAGCCCAAAGTGGGGCTTCTGAATACCTTATTACAACACAAATTGAACAAGCTGTCAAGTTAAAACCTGATTTGATTGTGGTAGGTCATACCAGTGAATATAGATGGGAAGTATGGGATGTAAGAAATAAATGTCAGCAAGGTTTTTTAATTGCTAATCATGTTCTTAAGAATGAAAAGTATTATAGAAATTGGATTCTATCAGAACAAATATTAAGTAATACAAGAAATACTAAAGAACATAAAGCAGCGTGGCACGCAGCAGGTATGTTATATTTTTCAGAGCCAGAGTTAGTACAACGTCTATGGAGTGGTGCAGTAGCTAAACAAATACTTATAGCTAAAAGAGCTAATATACCTATTATTCATCATTGTTGTTTTCCACATTTGCAACCTATGTTAGCAGAGCTAACAGATGATTATATAGAGTTTCATTTAGATATAGAAAAACATAAAGATTTTGCCCCAGACAATTCTCATGCTGGGGCAAAATCTCATAAAAAATTAGCAAAACTTATCAGAGACAGGCTTCTACATATTCTTTAATTTCTTCCCATTTCTCTTGTTCTTCTTCCATATTCTCTTTACGAACAATGGTAGCAATTTTAGTTATAGTTGCTACAGGAATAGCATATTCTGATTTAATATCTTTTTTAAGTTCATTAATAGACTCTCTAATTGCCTCACCTTGAATCATGAGATCTACAATACGTGAGATTTCTTTGCGTAATTCTGCTTTTAGTGCTACTTCCATTTATTTTTCCTTATGTTAAAGTTAGTTATAGTCTTTTATCCAGCTGTTCATAACAATAATGAAAAGCATCTGAATACTGTCTTAAATAATCCTGACGTTCGGTAATCCATTTATAACTGGTAATACATACTTCTTTAGAACATAAATCAGTGGCATTAGGACACGAACCAATAAATGGTGTGTACCAAGGAAATCTATTACTAGATATATCACATAAAGGTTTAGGATTATAAGTAAATCTTGGAATATTAAATTTTTTAAATAGATCAAATAACTTGTCTAATTTGATAGGCGCTAAATTTTTAAAACTAAATATATATACAGGTATATCTGAACCTTTATTAACAGTCTGTAGTTGAATAGACTTAATATCACTCAATTCTTTTCTTAAGAACTTCATATTATTTTGTCGTATTTCATTCATTTCGTCTAACTGATTTAGTTTAACTCTACCTATTTCTTGTAAAATAGGATGACACAAAAAAGTATAATCTAAACCTTCTAAAGAAAGATCAGTATGTCCTATTATTTTATTTTTATGAGTAGATTTAGATCCATAGTATATAATCTTATGATATAAATCTTCAGAATCAGTAACAATAGCTCCTGCTCCCCCTATAGGTAGTAATTTACCAGAATTAAAACTAAAAGCTCCTATATGTCCTATAGTACCTGTAAAGTTTTTTTCATATTTTCTACCCATACTTTGTGCAGAATCTTCAATCATTATAAGACCATGTTCATCACAAAAAGCACGTATTTTATGTAATTCAGGACAAGCACCGTATAAATTAACTATAAGTATAGCTTTAGTTCTCGGACTATAGGCTTCTACAATAGCATCATATGATATTTGAAAAGTATCAGGATTAATATCTGCAAATACAGGTAGTGCACCTATATGTACAATAGGAGATAAAGTCTGTCCCCAAGATATAGGAGTAGTAATTACTTCATCATCTTTAGTGACTCCAGCAGCCAATAATGCTAAAAATATAGAAGTATACCCAGAATTAGTAACAAAACAATGCTTAGTTCCTAAATAATCACACAACTCATCCTCAAAAGAGGTTGATCCTTTAAAATAAAAACTATCAGCTACTCTTCTGTCTTTAGCATCTGGTTCATACAAATGTGGTAAACAAGAATGAATCTCGTCTACAGTAATATTAGGATATAAGGGTGGTTTTGCTGTAACCAGTTTCATTGACTAGTCTACCAATTGAAATGTTTTTCTTATATTCTCAGGTCTTTTCCTGATTAGTTTATCTTTTGTAAATTTTTCTAAAATATTATTGAAAATATCGTGACTTAATGCTGTTATATCATTAGACTTAGTACCATCAACTAATAGTCTCTGATGAACCATGTTCAAAGCAGTTATTAGATTTGCAGAACCAATAGCTCTTGAATCTTTAAAATCTCCTTCAGTTCTAACCTTTACTAACTCCCATGTTTCGTTTTCCCAAACAGTGTCGTCATCTTCATCAAATACTTCAATAGGCATACCACCTAGTATTTTCCATACCATGTCGTCATATTTTGTTGTCATTATACTATTCACTTATAAAAAGAGCGTAGCTGTACCGGCTACGCTCGCACACTCCCTACGGTCGTATTAGGAAGCAATCCAATCATCACGATACGGGGCTGCATAGAACC